TTAGTTAATTGGCTGAACGATTAAAACATAACGAAAATCTTAACGTTTTTCTTAATTTTGCAAGACTATATATTCGTACAACTTATGCGAACAAATCTTTTTATAATTAAGATTTCTGTTAAGCAACCATGCGTTTTTGCATGATGATAAATATATGCCGATAAATACTGGTGACAATTAAAACAAAGAAAGTATTGCAAGAAACTGATATAATGCCCATGTATGCAAACAGCAGAAGACAGATTTAACATTGCACGTCTAAGCCTGAAGTTTGATGTTGCGAAGATCGCAAAGCAAAACGAAATATATGCCACGCAGCATCCCAGGCTTAAATTTGCAATTGAAAAGCATATCACGTCAAAAGGATATCGCCTCGAATTCACGAAACATGGTTATCTTATAGATTTATATAAGGACGATAGCCAAGAAATAGTTGTAAAGAAGCCTCGGCAAGTTGGTGCCTCTGAATGGATCTTCGTTTATATGTTTGAGGCATCTGTCCGGAAACTCACGTCATTTACAGTTCTTCCAAAACAAAAGCTCAGAGATTCATATGTAAAAACGAGGGTTGATCCGTTGCTGGATGGCGGGTGCTATAAAGCATTCAAGAGAAAGTCTGACGAAGGGAATTTGATGTTGAAGACTCTTAAGAAAGGCACAAATCTAATCTTTGTAGGTTCAAATTCCAGGACTGAGATGATTTCTCATCCTGCAGATATCCGAATCATAGACGAATTAGATTATTGTGACCAAGAATATTTGTCACTGGCCGACAACACGCTTGACCATAGTAACCATGCAATAAAAATAGATATCAGCACCCCGACTCTTGAGAATGAGGGCATAGACGCAAAATTCAGCCTGTCAGACCAGAAGCATTGGTTTCTTAAGTGCCCACATTGCGGTCATCAACAGATATTGGACTTCTTTGGTAATGTCCTGAGAAAAGATGAATATGTTAGTGATGAGTGGGTGCCTATCAGCGAGGACATACAGTTGCATTGTATAAAAGCCGATTGTAGAAAGGTAATGAACCGGTTCGCCATGGGAGAATATGTCGCCAGGGAGGAAAGCGACATTTCCGGATACATGATACCGGCGCTATGCCATCCCAAGAAAACTCCAGCAATTCTGTATGATAAATATATCAAATCAAAAAAGAGCGAACTTGAAAAACAGCACTTTCTTAACAATGATTTAGGCCTTACTTACTCGCCAGAAGGCGCAAGCATTTCAAAGAAAATACTTGACAATTGCAAACAAAGTTATACTTTAACAAGTACACACACCGATTATAACGACTGCTGTGTTATGGGAATTGACGTTGGCAAGTATTTTCACGTGACTATATGGAGATTAAGAGAGGAAAAACGCGAATTAGTATATATAAACAAATTACTTGTGGCTGATGACCGGAGCTTTGCGGAAATAAACCATTTGATTGAGGCTTACAGGGTGAGGCAAGGCATTGTTGATATGATGCCTGAGACAAAACTATCAAGTAAATTGTGTGAAAAAAGTGACTTTGTGATATGGGGTTGTTATTATAGTACAGAAGAACAGCCAAAAGAAATATACAAAGAAGATAAAGAATTAAAACAGGTCAGGGCTCATAGAACATGGGTGATTGATGAAATGGTGGAGGACTACAAAAGCAGCAAGGTTTTTCTGCCACAAGAAGCACACGATATTGAAAAAGGTGAGTTTTATGCTCATATGCAAGCCCCAAAGCGCTTAATGGTAAGGGGTAACCATGGCAGGGTAAGGTTTGATTGGTCTGAGGGATCTAAGCCTGATCATTATTTCCATTCAGCAGTATATGCAAAGGTAGCACAGATGTTACTTGGTAATTATATAATCCTTGATAGTAAGGACTATGACATAGAAAGTAATGGCAGGGAGTTTACACCAGAAGAAGATAACAGTGACATATTCAGTTTATAACAAATTGAGGGTGAAGCGTTGTATATAATAGATCCATATAGTGAATACTCACACATTCCAGAGAACACCGTACCCAAAGACCAAGAGACTTCCACAAGGCACATAACAAAAGAGATTGTCACCGCATCAAGCCGTATATTTAGGGCTTGGGGATTTGACGAATACAACCCAGATGATTTAGTCCAGAAAAAAGGCCTTCACACGTATTCGGAAATGCGCAAAGACTCACAAATCAAATCTATACAACAAACCAAGATTAAAGCACGTCTTAGCACCGATTATGAGATTAAGGCAGGCGATCCAGACAATGCACTCAGCGTTGAAATGGCTGAATTTGTAGATTACAATCTTCTTAATATTAAGGAAACTTTCAAGGTCAAGCTGGCGGATATCATGACGGCTCGTGACTACGGTTATTCTCTGAGTGAAAAGATATTCGAGATTATAGCTACTGGTAGGTGGACCGGCAAGATTGGTTTGCGTAATATCAAAACTAAAGAACCGTTCGATTATAGATTCCAAATAGATAAATTCAGAAACGTAACCGGAATAATCCGGGATAATGTAAATCAAGATATTGATGGCGATTTAGGCACACATGCGAACCCATATCCTTTACATAAATTTATATTATATTCTGCAAATAAAGAATTTGGGAATCCATACGGCCAGTCTGATCTCAGAGAAGCATATAAGCCATGGTGGTCAAAAAACTTTGTTCTCAAGTTTATGAATATATATTTAGAACGCTTTGGGATGCCAACCCTTGCGGCTAAATATGAGGACAAACATGCCAAAGACAAGAACCTTATGAATGTTATCGATAATTTGCTAAAAAATTATCAGTCTAAAGCAGGATTCAGGGTGCCAGAGGGAGTGACGCTTGAATTATTAGAAGCAAAGCGCAAAGGGGAAGGTGGCTACATTGCGGCAATAGATAAGTATGATGTAATGATGGCCAGGGCGTTATTAATGCCTGATATGGCGGCACAAGGTGGTTCTGGAGGTGGAAGCTATGCTCTGTCAAGAGAACGATTTGCATTGTTTGTATTGGTACTTGATGAAATGGGCGACGATATAGAGAATGCCGTTGTAGATGATCAGATAATTGAGCAGCTTATATTATTCAATTATGGAATTGTTGATAACGATTTGAAGCCGAAGTTTAAATTCGAATCAATCCACGAGGATAACGTAGAAGTAAAGGCTAAAATAATAGACATACTTGTGAAAGCTGGTATTGTAAATCCTAACGAGGAGTGGGTGAGGGATTATACAAATATTCCGGACAAACCACAGGAAATAAAGGATAAAGAAGCGGCAGATAAAACCCTCGCAGATAAACAGGTTCAGGATGCACTTAAAAAAGAAGAAGAAGAAAGGCGAGAACGAGAAGGCAGGAAGATCTCTGGTAATGTGCCGAGTGCCACAGCAAAAGACATTGAGAAGGCCAAAGCCATGCATCTTGATTTTGAACTAACCAGAGAGCCAACGGTCTACGAAGTCAAGGTTGATTTCCCTGATCTCGATAAGCAGGCACAATCGTATGAAGAGCATTTGACAGAAGATTTATTGGATGTTGTTCTTAAGTGGCGTTCTCAAATCATAAAACAATCAGAAAGTATATTAAAGAATAACGATAATAAGGCCATCAATAAAATGACATTAAGAAATGTTGGTGACTTCAAGAATATATTACGGAATTGGATGGTAAAGATTGACCTTGATAATAAATTCAGAGAATCACAGGTGTTAATAAACGGTGAAGTCCCTTTGCAACTGGAGAAAAAGAAAATACCAAAGGCCGTTGCCTTTGCGCATATAATTGAATATGCCAGTGCTCCGGAATTTGACCCGTGGATGCCTATGCCAACGGCACAGGCCCTGGAATTTATGAGAACAAAGAGAATTGTCCGGAAAGTCCAAGAAGATGGATCTAGGACTGAATTGGTACTCGGTACCACTAAAGAGATGGCATATTATGAGGACACTGCTTTTGCTATTAGTGGCATTGAATCAACTCATATTCTTAATCAATCAAAAATGATATTATTTGATGCTATTGCAACTGGCGATGCCAAGACTGCGACAGTGAATCTTGAGAATCTATTTGATAGGTATATCGATAAAGGATCTATAAGTGCTAATCTGACAACCCCAAACAGGCTTAATACAATCGTCAGGAACAACGTTAATACGGCTCAGAACAGGGGACGGGAAATGTATTATAAAGATCCGGAGATTGCGGACTTTATTCCATTTGTACAGGTGTCGGCTATTTTAGATTCGAGGACTACTGATTATTGTGCTGGCCTTGATGGAAAGGTATTTAAAAAGACTGATGCACCAACTTTCCCGGCACACCATAATTGCCGTACTCACACAGTGCCGATAACAACATTTGAAGCTAATAAAACGCCGCCAACGGTGTCAAGCCTTGCGGACGAAGAGGCGGATTTAAGAACAACGGGAAAGCAAAGTGCGGTTCGTGGCGTTGGATTTGGTGGAACTCCAATAGTGAAGGTATAACTATGGTAATGCTTCGTTTTTGGCAAAATAAAGAAAAAGAGACAAAAGAAAAGAGTCGTGGGCTTATTGAAGATACTTATAAAGCCGTGCAACTAATCGATGAAAAAGCAATTGCAATCGACATCAGATTAACACAACATGAAAGAAGCACTCACGAGACAATACAAAAAATATTTGAAAAATTAGAAGCTTATAAATGCCCACATGACGACGACATGGCATTAATGAAGGCTTATAACAAGAAGCAAAATGGGCATATAAATGATATTTCAGTACAGGGGCAAGAGATAAAAACAAAATTAGATATCATTATTGCCGAGTCGGTTGGTGAAGAAAAGGCGAAAAAAGAGATAATTGCAGAAACAAAACGATTGGATGAAAAAGCCAGAGACAAAAAAGCTTTTATTATAGCATTAATAAGTTGCATGCTTGTTGGTATTACGACGTTTTCTGGATTCTTTTTTTGGTATAAAAAAGATAATGGAATAACAAAGGCCGAGATAAAAGAAATGATATTAGAATTGAAGCCACTATCAGGAGGGATTGTCCGTGGAAAAAGATAAAGAAATAGTCCAGTATGACTGGATGAGGGACGAACTAAGGACAGGTGATATTGTTTTGTTTTCCGGAACTGGACTTATAAGCATGGGTATCCAGTTTGCTTCCAGATCTCCATGGAGTCATGTCGGTATGGTGATAAAGGATGAAGAGTGGGACATGTTGCTATTATGGGAAAGCACGACATTGAGTAAAGTCAAAGACGTGGAAAGCAGGAACCAAAGGCAGGGAGTTGCAATAAGGCCTCTATCCGCAAGAATAAGAGATTATCCGTCAGGCCGTGTTGCTTTCAGACGATTGCTTGATGTTGAGATGACATCTACAATCAGACAAGCCCTTATTGGTTTAAGAAAAGAAATTAAAGGCCGTGACTATGAACAAAGCAAGATAGAGTTGATGAAATCTGCTTATGATGGCATATTCGGCGATAATGAAGAAGATTTATCAAGCATTTTCTGTAGCGAGTTAGTCGCTGAAGCTTTGCAAAGAATGGGCGTGTTAAAAGAACACGACGAACAAGGGGGATATCCGTCTAATGAATATACACCAGCCGATTTTGCCAAAGACAATATAATGGGGCATAAGAACGGTGCCTTTAGTGATCTAATTTATGTTTAAATAAAAAGGAGATATCGTGGGCCCTAAAAAATGGTTTTTGATAGTCTTTTGCATTGCAATTGTTTTCCCTGTAATTATAGGCGGATGTAATAGTTTGGGCATTGAGTCATTGGGAAACGGCAAGAACACGCCAACCGCTATTATAAAAGTATATGATAGGGATGGCAATATTGTTAAATAATCATGGATATAGCCAGTTCAATAAAGCAATTAGTTGAAGGCGGATTACAATTTGATCTATTGTTCACATTGTTTCAGCTTTTGGTTGTTGCGTTTATTGTGGTATATCTTAGGAACGTAATTATCAATGAGGTCGCGTATCAGAATTTTAAAGGCAATCGAAATATCGGGAAAATGTCTTGGGTTCGAATAGGAAATTCAACAGGACATGAAAATGGGCAAATTGTTTATTTTTGCAGAAAACATATTTTAGTTAAAACAGAAGACGGGATAATTTTGATACCGATGAAAAGGTTTCCGGAAAAATCTTGGTATATATTATCTTGTAAGCCAATAGAACCGAGACAGAATATTTAAAAAGGAACAGCCATGACAAAAGCTTATGGAGCAACAGTATTAATAGGGGGAGGTACTGGCGCATTAGATAGGTCAGAAATTGACGGAGATAATTTGACGGATCTAGATATGGCATTAGTAAATACCGCTAATATTTTATATCCATATTGGTTAGATGACGATTCTGCTGCTGCAGAAAGTTCGCCAACTGTTATTTCTCCAGATACTAATGCAGGGACAAAGAGGTGGATTCTTCAATCAATGCACATGCAATCATTAACATTGGAGACAGCTTTAACAGTAGCACAAGGGGGAACAGGAGCTTCCTCTGCAAGTATAACAGCATTCAACAACATAACAGGATATACGGCAAGTGGTGCTACAGGAACAACATCAACTAATCTTGTTTTCTCAACTTCTCCAACATTGGTAACACCTTTACTAGGAACTCCCACAAGTGGTAATTTAACTAATTGTACCGCTTATGAAGGGAGTGCAATACTTTCCACAGGGGAAGCAGGGGGGACTAAGTTCTTACGAGAAGATGGAGACGGTACTTGTTCTTGGCAAGCTGCATCAGGAGGTGCTAGTGCTATAGATGAGTTAAGCGATGCTACCACACCGACGACAAACAATATAGGAATAGGATCTGGAACATTAAGTAGCATAACTCCAGCAAGTGGAAACTGGAATACAGGGCTAGGTATTGATGCAGGTAAGTCAATAACTACTGGTGATTCGCATACATGTGTAGGATTTAGTGCAGGCAAGGTTATCACTACAGGATTAAATCTTACTGCTATCGGAGCCTATGCAGGATTTACGGCTACTGGAAATTATAATACGTTATTGGGTTATGGAACAGGGTATGCTCAAACTATACCACAACATAATACATGTGTTGGATGGAGTGCAGGATTTTATAATGTTACAGGTGCATCTAATACTCTAGTTGGTTCATGGGCTGGGCGAGGGATTTCTGCTAACTCGTATGACAATAACACATTCTTAGGATTCAGCGTGGGGCTTAATGTTACGACTGGAAGCAAGAATGTATTAATAGGGTCATTAAATGGTGACGCATTGACTACAGGAGCAAACAATGTAGCGGTCGGGTATAATGGAGTATCATTTTTGACGACTGGAATAAATAATACAATTATTGGTGATGCAGCAGCCATAACATTAACAACAGGCAGTAATAATATTTGTCTTGGAAAGGCATCTAATGTTAGTGCCAGTGGAGCTGCTAGTCAAATTGTTATTGGAGTTTCTTATTCTGGGACTGCTGATACCAGAGTTCATATTGGTAATGGTACTTCTCACATATACGCTGATTATAATTCAGCTTCTACTTGGACACATTCTTCTGATAGGAGACAGAAGAGGAATATAATGGACGATACATTAGGATTGGATTTTATTAATAATTTAAGAACAGTTACTTATCAACACAAAGCTCCTTCTGAGTTTCCAATGGAGTGGACAAGTTACAATTCAACAGATACTAAAGCTCCTGATAAAGTGATACATGGTTTTATAGCACAGGAAGTGAAGGAGGCTCTGGATATGGCTGGGGTTGATACTTTTGCTGGATGGGATAAGATGCCTGATGGTAGAGAAGCAGTAAGCTATGAGGTGTTTGTATTACCTTTGATAAGAGCTACTCAAGAACTTTCTAATAGGATAAAAGAATTAGAGGCTAAGTGCAAAGATAATTAAAGGAGGAAGGAAATGGCAAGGACATATACGAGAGTTACAGAAGACAATGTAGTTGATAATGAGGATGAGGTACAGGTTCAGGTAGGAGAGTTAGTTACACAGGTGAGCGTTACCTCTAAAGGAGATTTGAAAAATAGGATAGCAGTGTGTAGCCAATTAATAACACAGAAGGTAAAGGAGAAAGCCAGTTTAGAAGCAGAGTTGCTAGATATGGATGAAGAAGTTAAGAAGGTGCTACTGAAAAGACCACAAGTAGCAGAACCAATAAGATAGTTTTTAGAATCCTTAACCATAGGAGAAAAGATGACAGAGGAAAATAAATTGGCATTAGTGAGTTTGAATTTCACAAGCTCTCATTTAAAGAATAAACAGGGAGAGGTTATTTATGAACAGAGGGAGAAGGATGGCAAATTAGTAGATGATACAGACAGCCCACAGTTTGACAGAAATGATATATCCTCTCTTTTGTACTTGTTAAATGCGGTGGATGTGAATAAGTGTAAGTTGGAAGAAGAAAGAAGGTTATTGTTATTGACAGAAAAGGTGAAGGAGAGATGGAAAGCGGAAGATTGGAATTGTGATATACAATTTTCCACAAAAGAGATTACTTTTTTACAAAAATATTTAGAAGATGTGAAGGGTAAGGTGAGAGATGGAATACCTCTTACTCAATTTCATTCTAAGACAAAATTATCTATATTAGATCAATTAAATGTAGGTGAATAATTATGTCAGACTTTGAATACACAGATAACACCGACTTTAGTTGGTTTGACAATACAGATTGGACATGGGATTCAGCAATTTTTATAGCGATCTTTTATTATTACTTTTTATTAGCTGGAGATGATTGATGCAGAAAAACGTAACAGGGCAAAAATGGATTGTATTTGCATTTGATCGCACAGATGGTTCTCCTCTTACGGGCGATGCTCTTAATATCACTGCGAATTTGAGGATTGATGGTGGTGCTGCTAATGCTGTTGATGATCTCAATCCAACAGAACTAGAGGATGGATATTATTCATTTGATATTACTCAGGCTGAGACAAATGGGGATATGGTACATATCTCACCTGAAAGCTCAACTTCTAATATACAAGTTATAGGAGTTCCTGGTACCTATACTACAACAGCTCCAAATTACAATGCATTAGGAATTGAGAGCGATGGCGATATAACAAAGACAAATCTGTGTGCAAATACGACGCTGGTTGATACGACGTCGACTAATACTGATATGAGGGGCACGGATAGCGCAGCACTGGCAAGTGTTGCTACAGAGGCACGGTTGGCAGAGCTCGATGCGGCAAAGCTACCAGCCACAACAGATCGCAACGAAACGGCCTTGGCGTTTATTTCAGGAGATACTGCCGCAATTTTAGTAGATACAAACGAAATGCAAGGCAAGTTGCCGGTAAATAATTTTATGGGATCTTCGGTCACTACAGACAAGGACGGTGAAATAGATTCAATCCTTGCAGAGTCAAGGCATATTAGCGGGGACTTGGTCATTGTTAGTGGAGATACTGCCGCAATTTTAGTAGATACAAACGAAATGCAAGGCAAGTTGCCGGTAAATAATTTTATGGGATCTTCCGTCACCACAGACAAGGACGATGAAATAGACGCGATTAAGGCAGTAACAGACAATTTGCCAAATTCAGGTGCCTTAAACGACTTGGCAACAAACCTTGCAGAGACAAGACATATTAGTGGAGACTTGGTTCTAGTGAGTGGAGATACCGTTGCGATAAAAGCAAAGACGGATAACCTGCCGGAAGGAATAAAAAAGAATACTGCATATAGCAATTTCCAATTTTTTATGAGAGATACCTCTGACCATGTAAGTGCAAAAACCGGTTTATCTGTTTCTTCAAATCGTAGTATTGATGGCGGAGCTTTTGCCTCAACTGCAAATTCTCCATCAGAAATAAGTAACGGGTTTTATAAGATTGATTTAGACGCTGCTGATTTAAATGGTGATACAATATCATTTAGATTTAGTGCAACCGGTGCGGATGATACCGCAATTACCATAATTACTAACGTGTAAGCATGATATTAGATTGGGTAAGTGTTAAATATAGGCAAACAAGTGAGTATATAACATCGCAAGATTATATATTTTCCATAACTCACGCGCCTCAAACAGTATTTACGGAGAGCATCCGCAAGCTGTACCGGTCACAAGGTAGAATTAAAATATTTACAAGTGAGCCAAGGCCATGAGCATATTAGATAATTTCAGGAAACAGCCAAACGAAATATTAAGGATCGGCAACGATTTTACTAAGGAATTTGCCAGTGGTGATTCGATTGCAAGTGCTACTTATACAGTTAAAAGCGGTGATACAGATGTTACAATGGCATTAACGGTAGCGGGAAGCGGCAAAATCAGTGATCAAAACTTTGATGGTGTTAATGACACGGCCTCTGTTCAGATAATCAGCGGAGACAGTGGATTCACCTATGGTTTGTCAATATTAGCCACGACTTTGAGTGGTGATGTGATCGAGAAAGATATAAATATATTTGTGAAGTCTGTAAATTAGGCTTGACAAATTAGAATAGTTTGCTTTACTTTTTAATTGAAGCGTATCAGACATTTAAAGGAAAATAGATTATGCCTTTACCAATACCAAATACAAGTGAGACGCGAGAACATTTCATTACGAGGTGTATGCTCGACTTAAAAGGAGAGTTTCCGGATAACGATCAGCGTATGGGCATTTGCAATACACAGGCGGAAAAACGACAAAACAAATTGTTATTTCAAAATATATCTGGTGTCGAAGTATTCAAAGAAGGCACTCACAATCGAGACAAATTTACAGCACAAGATATTGAGGACTTTGTCGTCAATTTCAATCTTCTAAAAAACAAGCTTATACCGAAAGTAAAAATCACGCACAGGGAAGACCAGAAAGCGCTTGCGGGGTTAGCCAGTTACGGAGATGTTAAGAATGTATTCACTAAGACTGTTGGGGGTATTAAACGCCTTTTTGTTGATTTGATTGATGTGCCTGACCAGGTGGCCCAATGGATTAAGGATAAAAGGTTTTCAGAGCGCAGTATTGAAATATTCAGAAATATAAGTATCGATGGCAAGAAGTTTAAAAATGTGATGGTTAAGGTTGCGCTATTGGGCCATGAAATACCAGCCGTGGCCGGGATGAAGCCTATAGAATTATCACTCGAAATAGACAGTGGAATTGATGTTAATAATCATTTAACCTTAATCGGTGATGAAACGGCAATATATTACACATACGAACCAGAAGACAAAGATATTATTTGTACTTTTTCAGTCTCAGATAGAGGAGATACCAACCTTATGGATCCATTAGAAATTCTCAAGCAGCAGTTTAAAGAAATGAACGAGAGCTTAGATGCTCTGAAATCTAATATAACAGACGAAAAATCAAAGGCGGAATATGAGGCTTTTTCCTTAACTGTCTCTACTTTCAAGTCAAATCTTGACGCATTGGAAAAGTCTTCCGGCGATGACATGAGTAAGATCACCACGGAACTTGAGGCAAACAAAAAAGAATTGAATACGTATAAACAAAAGGACGTGGAGAACAAAGAAACTCTGCGCAAGCAGGATATAGACACATTCGTATCAGAGATGAAGGAAAAGGGCTCGGTTATACCAGCCTTTGAATCCGATTTGAAAACTCTGCTATACAGTCTTGACAACAGTGAAAAAACACTGGACTATAAAATCAAGACACAGAAGGATGGTGATGTTGACACCAAGATTTCAACACTTGAGTATGCTATGAAGTTGTTTAGTAAAATAGGCAAGATAGTCGAATATTCAGAAATAGCACCTTCGGAAGATCCAAACATGAAAGACAAAAACAAAAAGGTAAGCGAAGATGACAAGCAGGTAACAATCGGAACGGAAACGTTTGCGGTTGATGGTGTCGAGGATGACATTGAAATCAAAGAATATGCAAGGAAAAATGAATGCTCTTATGAGGATGCGGCATACGCAGTCCTTGACGCAAAAGAAAAAGAAAAACAGTCCTAAAAAGGAAAAACTATAAAATATGTCACAAAGTTTAAATGAGTCCGGTATTCACGATATCTCCGTGCGTACCAATGGGGCTATAACACAATATATGGCGGTGGTTCTCAATTCAGTAGAGAACGGAGACCACATTGTGGCACTTCCGAGTGCGCAGGCAGATGTTTGTCACGGTATCGCTCAAGAAGGATCAACGGCGAGTGGAGATAGAATTACCGTTAGACAGGCAGGGGAATCTTATGTAATAGCAGATTCCGCAGGCACTGTTGGCCGTCCAGTATTCATTGGGGCTGGCGCAACAGGTCACGTAGATGACACCAGTTCTGATAATTGGGCGTCTGGTGATGGCTTAGTAGGTTACTACAACGAGGCGCCGACCGCAAGTGGTGACAAGGTTGTAGCAAGGTTAGATTTATCCGAATTAATGCCTTAATTTAAAGGGAGATAGATAATAATGGGAAGTCCTCAACATTCAGATATTCATGTTGACAAACCACTATCAAATCTGTCTATAGTTTTAACAAACCCTGCTTTTAAGGCGTTAGAGCTATATCCAGAGTTTTTTGTCAAGAATGAATCAGATAAATATTATGTATACAAAAACCGAGAAGGTTTAAGCAGGTTAAATGTAAAGCGTGCGGACGGTACGGAATCAAATACATTCGATTTCAAGCCGACCACAGAATCATATATTTGCCAGGAGCAGGCACTGCACAAAATCCTTACAGACAGGAAGATGAACAATGCAGATTCTCCGACAAGGTTAAGAGCAAATGCAGTGCGGCTAATTCAGTCATTCATCGACCTTGATCATGAGTTTGATGTTATGGATGAAGTTTCATCATTGGCAGGCCTTACGGGAAGTACTCCTGCAGTAAAATGGAACGCTGGTTCCGGTACCATTAACATTGAAGGTGATTTGGATACGGCAAAACAGAGCATCCTTGATGAAAGTGGAGCAGTTGCCAACAAGGTTCTTTTTAATGACCAGATTAAGGATGTTGTTAAGAAGGATTCTACTCTGAGGAACTTAATTCGATATACTATTCAGGGTGATGGCGGCCAGAGGTTGCTTGTTGATGGTGAATTGCCACCGGTTATGTTCAATCTTAAGATCGTGGTTGCTGCTTCCAGGTATAACACGGCACAGCTTGGACAGACACCAAGCATATCAAGGATCTGGGATTCAAGGGCGATTGTTGGCTTTGTTGATCCGAGTCCTGGTGAAGAATCAAGAACACTTGGCCTCACGTTTACAGTTCGCGGCGCGGGTGTCGGTTCTGGCACGGTTAAGACTTGGAGAGACAATCCGAAGTCTGGTACTGTTTATGAAATCAGTAAGATTCGTGTTGCAAAAACTGTTGCGAGTGGTTGTGGTTATAACTTGCATAGTGTTTTAACCGGTTAAGATAACGGGTTCATTATAATAAGCTTTATAATTTATATCTGAGAGAGATATGATAATGTTTCAAAAACCAATCTATATCCAAAAAAAGGCAGTGTGTTTCTTACGGTCACTACATGATTGTACGGGGCCTCTGCCTTTTTTCATTTAAAGTAAAATTATGGCAAATATTATAACGAGCAAAACAAAGAGACTACATAGACGCAGAGACTCAGTAGGCACCAAGAGCATTAGTTCCTACGGATTTAAAGTCCAGAATGAGGAGGTTAGGAAGTGTGGCCAGGGGTTGCATATGGAGTACCTTCATGAAAAGCGTGTTTTAGAGCTGCACGAAAAAGGTTTTAATGAGGATGCAATTTCAGGTATGATCTATGGCGAGAAAGACAAAGGCCAAAAAGGTGAAATTGGCAAAATCATAAGAACCCAAAAGGGTAAAGTTAAACTTGACGGGAATATTTAAAAGGAGATTGTAGTTTGGAAAACGAAACCCCAGAGAATGGAGAAGAAGTTCAGCCGTTTGAAGATGAACTTGAAAAAGAGTCAAAGCCTATTCACATGGTTGCAGAGGAATCCACGGAAGACTCTCATGGTAAAGTAGAGGCAGGAGAACAAGAACCGGCTGTAGAGGACATGTGGCCTTCCATGCCACAATCTGCGAATGCACCGGCTTTAGGCAGTGTTAATCAATTGCAAACGAAGTTGGTTGAGCTTGGTGGCGATCATGGCCATGAGTTTTATGTATGTGGCGGTTGTGGAGGCGTGTTCATCGATTTGAAACCTACACAGTGTGTATGTGGCAATATAGTTGATACAGCTTTCTATAAATATGAATAGGCAAATATCATGAAATCAAAAGGAAATAGTAAACGCAAGATATCCAAAGAGGCTGAGACTCTTGAACCATTGCCATTAAAGGTGATTTCACTAGAGGATTTACGAGTATCTTTTCCGGAAAATGAAAAGCAAAGAAACGAAAACGATTATATCCGTGGTAGTTGGGGTGAGTATCCGCTTAAACAGATAAATGGTGCGAGTGTACCGCATTTTAATAATGTTGAAGAATGGCTTAATGCATGTAAGGCTATCGGAGGAGAAAATAATGAATTGTTTTGTATCTGTGAAAGTTGTGGCGGTGTATGGGTTGGCGTTTACCCAACTATTTGCGCTAATTGCGACAACTGGGATATCGAGGCATTCAAAGAAATAACAGGACAAATGAGAGACAGTCTTGAGCGTGGTGTATCTTTAAAACAAGTAATGACTTATTCTTATTCATAGGGAGAATAAATGGCAGCAGCTACAGCTTATGGAAGTGCGGAAAATATAAGGAATTACCATTTAAGCGGTGGTGTGTTAGAAGGTAGGGATATGTTTGTTAGCGAAGATTTGGTTTCAGAAGCAATGATCACACAGGGTCGTAAGTTTGCATTTAATCTTATAAATAGTCTATTGAGAGGCAAGTATACAGTGCCGTTTGATACGGCTGATGTAGATCCAATAATTGATGAAGATAGTGATACAATTGCATCATGGTGGATTGAAAACAAGAGATTAAAGCGGTTGCAAAGCGTTGCAGAGAATCCGCTTAATACCGAGTATGCAGAAGCAAAAGAACGGCTTGAGAAAATAGGCGAGTCCGGACAGGGCCTGAGTACTGCGGTAACAACTTCTTCCGGATACTTTACTCATAATGGTTTTACTCCAGTATTTGATGTAGATGGTGAATTTGACCAAGTGCTTGATGAAGACTTGGAAAACCAGATTGCAAGTGACAGAGCATAAATATGATTGACATAGACTTTTCAACCACTATCCGGCAATTTAGCAAAAAACTTGGTGATGACTTCAAGAAATTGGAGAATACGCAAGTGCCGTTAAAGCGATCTGGGTTGTTTATGTTAAAAAGCACAGATGATAATTTCAGGAAGGAAAGCACACCTGATGGGGTTAAATGGGCAAAATGGGCACCATTAAGGCCGGCAACTATTGCACAAAGGAGAAAAGGCACTCGGAAGGTTGGAGGCCGCATTGCTGGAGATATGATATTGCAGGACACCGGGCAATTGAAGAGGTCTGTCGAAACAATACACTCGCTTACTAAAACGGTAATGAGTATTCGCGCCAGGCGTAAGTCCGGAGCGGATGACATCGCTGCAAAGCATCAATTTGGTGAAGGCCGGGTACCTCAACGTAAATACCTCGGATTTAGCAATGAAGACATTGATGCGAATGTTGAAATATTTGCAGACTGGGTTATGGAGGTATTGGATCAGTGAAGGAAACATTAAAAAGGCTTAAGGCGTTATTAATGCTAGATCTTACTGGCTCCGCCACAATAGAGATAATGCCGGTTGATTTAGCAAAAGCAGTTGGGATTGAGATTCCAGTAGAAAAATTGCCTTTTATTGCCGTCGCTCCTAAAAACACAGACAGAGAAGTTGAAACCACATTACAAATTAGGCCAAATCATGAAATACAAATTACTATACTTGCCGTATACCCTAATATGGAAGAAGCAATTATAGGTGGCGGAAATAACAAAGGGATTGTCCAGCAAGTTCAAGATGTTATTGATGTGGTTGAATTCAACACACTTGATGGATATCTTGTAAAGGGCGCTATCGTTATTACAAAGATTGCATATGAGACATTGCCGAGGGAGCCGGATTATTTCCAGATTGCAATTTTAACGGCTGAGATTGAAGGGAATTTGGAGAAAAAAGCATAATGGATGAAGAAACACAAGTAGGCATAGTTCAAATTGAATTTATTAATATGTTGACGTGCCTATTGGCTGCAAAATTTCTTAACAAATCGGAAGTTGAAGATGCAGTATTGGCGACTACTGATCGTTGCAATAAGCGTGATTTGAGTCCCACGGTTATTTATGAAACGCTTAATGAAACGAAAAAGGAAATTGATACGATTAAGGAAATGATAACATAATGGCAAATATATTAGTAATAGGCGAGAACCCGAGATTGCAAACTGGCCAAGGGCGTATAGGTCATGATGTGGCAATGGCGTTGTATAAAGCTGGGCATGGAGTGTTTTATAATGCTTGGTGTCCTTCTGAGGTAAACAGAAATAAAAAACTGCCGTTCAATGTGATTTATGCAGTAGAAGATTACGGATCTGCAATGTTTGGTGATCTGATCAGAGAAAATCGTCCGGATATTGTGTTGACAATTGGTGATATATGGAACTTTGCTTATATCGGACAGTCACCAGTAAGAGGATTGTTCAAGTGGGTTTCATATTGTGCGGTTGATGGCACTGGATACGGTGGAGGCATGCCAAAGCACCATGCGACTCACTTAGGCCATGCAGACCATATAATAACATATTGTGAGTATGGAAGACGGGCTGTTATCCATACTATTCCAGAAGTGACAAACAGGATTGAGCGGATATATCACGGAATTAACGAGAAAGTTTTTCATCCAATTTCAAAAGAAGAAAGAACGAAGCTCAGGCAGGAATTAAATATTCCACCAGATAAATTTCTATGCCTTTACACAGGAAGAACACATTTCAGGAAGAGCTTGGCCGATGTAATGAAGGCATACAAGATTTTAATGGATTGTGGGCATGACAAAGACTATGGATTATGGATAAATTCAAACTTTGCGGATCCACAGGGTTATAATATTAATATGTTAATCGCAGAGTTTGGGTTACAAAATAAAGTTTATACCTTTAAACAAATGTCCGAGGCAAGTACACCGTTATTAATGATGACAGAAAAGGAATACAATCTTTTGTTCGGAATTGCTGATTGCCTGATAAACGTAGCCGGGGAAGGATTCGGGTATAATGTTGCTGAGGCTATGATGGCTAAATTGCCGGTTATTACCATTGACAATGCAGCAACCGGAGAGCTTGCTGGGAATGGCAGAGGTATTAAGGTGAAACCAACGGCATATATAACGGGAATGGAATTAACAGAAAGGCCATTGGCGAATCCAAAGGACATTGCCAAGGCTATTATAGAAATGAAGTCTATGAAGGCAGAAAAGCGGAACGCAATGGTTGATAAAGCTTACGATTGGGCTAAAGAGAATTTGTCTCAAGGGGTTATTGATATGCAGTGGAAAAAGGTTATAGATAAAATCGAGCATCCTTTAAAATATAACGTTGTAATGGAGATGGTGTGATGCCTTTTATGAATGCCTTTGTCAAGGTTATTTGTCCTGAGTGTAAAGTTGAATTAGAGCAAGATTGCCATGAAAAGACTGTATTTTGCATAACACTTAACTGCACGAATTATGGTATTGAATTTGAAATACCTACAATAAAATTAAAGAAAAAGGATTAATATGACATATGCTTTAAACTGGTACGGAGCCGCACAAGGGCAATCTGGATACGAACTGATCACGCGTGGTCTCTTAGAAGCGTTGGATAAACTTGGAGTCAAGGTATCATTCCGGAATATACAGGGATGGAACAGGGAGATTGTGAATTTGCCAACAGACAAAACAAGCAGGCTTAAAAGAATGGCCGATACTCCCTTTATCAAAGATGCTCCGGTTGTTGTTATGCAGAAGTGGCAAGACGACATTCCGCAAGATATTGATTTAAAAAAGGCATATATTTACAGTCTGTTTGAAACTGATAAAGTTCCGTCAGAATGGCTTCCTTATTTCGAGCGTGTCAAAAAGGTATTTACGTTCAGTGAATTCAACAGAGCCCATTGGTCAAAGACTTTGGATAATGTTGCCAGTCTTGGTTTCGGCATTGAAGATTCATTCCGGTATTGTGAGGAACCAGCAAACATATTAAACAAAAAGGGGTATACATTCTTGAGTGTTGGCGACTTCACAGAGCGTAAGGGCTTTGACATCTTACTTGATGCCTATTGTGAGGAATTTGGCCCGGAAGAAGATGTGACACTGATTCTCAAGACACATAGGGGTGGGTTCACAGCAATGCATCGATATCAATTGTCATATTTGATAGAGGATATGATTAAAAAGCATGGTAGACACCCAAGGATCTTATTAAATACAGACAAGTTGTATTATGACGACTTGCCAAGGCTATACAATGCGTGTGATTGCTTCGTTCTGGCGACCAGAGGCGAGGGACTTGGCTTGCCAGTGGCAGAAGCCATGTCCAGAGGACTACCGGTAATTGTAACGGCTCAGGGCGGGTATATGGACTTTGTGCAGGACGGAGTTAATGGCCTTACTGTTAAGTGCCTGGAAAAAACTATAGACTGCGTTGAATACATAAAGAAATGTCCACAGGCGTTAAATCATAAGTGGCTTATTCCGGATAAAGAAGATTTGAAAGCAAAAATGAGAGCGTTGGCCAGTAAACCGGTTCATGGATGTACTTTGGGAGATGCTGGCCGTGCAGACATGTTTGATATGCAGTGGAATGATGTGGCAATTCAGTTGTTGAAGGAGATATTTAATTAAACATAAATATCCTGATGGATGTAAAAGTGTTGATGATGTTTCTCGCTATCTCGATATACAGGCAATGGAATCAGGATATTACAAGGATATTGTAAATAACTTTGACAAATGGGATAAGCAGAGGATTAAAGATCATTATTTGTTGACTGATAATGGAGATACCGGAACAATATTTAAATGGATGTACGATTCCGTGTTAAAAGATAGTAAAAGCATTATTGATATGGGTTGTGGAAATGGGTTATTTGCTTTGTCATACGCATTGAATAATGATTGTCGGGTTTCTGCCATAGACGGATCAAGAATTTTCATAAAACTCGCTAGAGATTTGCAAGAGAGGAATAATATATCAAATGTTTATTTTGAGCAGTCATTGTCTGAAGAATTAACAGGAATTTGCAAGTATGTAAAAACCCCTTTCGATGCTGCCTTTTCCCAGCATTCATTAGAACATTTTACATGCCCCGGAAAAGCATTGAGAGAACAAAAGGGAGTGGCCAAGGTAGTATGTGGCATTCTACCAAGCGGAATGGCAAATGACAATCCGGAGCATTTATGGCATTGGAATATTGGAGACTTCATTGCTTTTTTGACCGATATATTCAAGAAATTTGAAGTTAAGGTACGCGGAGATTTGATTGGTTATATTATTTGGGAGTGAAGCATACTTGTATAGTCAGACGCGGAGATATAACATTAACAATGGACTTATCGTTTATAGACAATTCATTAAAAATAGAGGACGTACACATTGAATCTAAAGGAATATTTAACAAAGGCAATGGCTTTCCCAGCGGAGATACATTTAGAGAGCCATTCCGGGTGTAATGCCCGTTGCACTATGTGTCCGCGTGGTGGCATGACACGCTATCAAGGAGAAATGCCGAGTGATATATTCCAGAAAGCGGTTGTTGAATGCAAGGATTATCATATGGAATACATCCACTTTCATCTAAATGGTGAGCCGTTATTGATGGATATTGATAAGCTGGTTTCAAGAATTAAATATACTAAGGAAATTAATCCAGATAAGAAGTTGGTATTCTTCACAAATGGAAGCCTCTTGGATAAGCAAAAAATTGTAAAAATATTAGAATCAGGACTTGATATAATTGTAATCAGTATTGATGGTGGGAATGCAGAGGATTATGAAAAAATCCGTGTTGGGTTGAAATTTGATATAGTCGTTGAGAATGTAAGAAATCTTGTTAAGATTCGAAATGCTGGCAGTGTCAATATGAAGATTCAAACGGCTATTGTGCCACAACAAGCCAACAAAAAATCACTGGATGCATATCATAAGCTTTTTCAGGATATGGGCGTTGATGATGTTGGTGGTTCCGGGGTGCAGAACATTGGTGGATTGATTGATTCTGACAGCAAGATTATTAAAGAATCTCAATATATGGCAGGGGATATTAATGTTCCTTGCTGGCGGATATTCCTTGATTTAAGTATTATGGCAGATGGGCGTGCCGTTGTTTGCTGCCAAGATGTTCGAGGTACCGTTGTGATAGGTGATTTAAAATATCAAACACTTAAAGAGATATGGCATGGCAAGCCGATGATGGATATCCGGAAAGCATTTATTGAAGGCAAAAAGAAAGAATTGTCTTATTGTGGTGAGTGTGATTATATGAGGTCTGCTGGGATAGATGCTGCGTGGTGGAAATCTGGAGAAGAATTTAAAAATACATACGATGAGGTATGTGAGGAATTGGGGATTAATTAGATGAAAAATCAAGAAATTAAATCAATACAAAAATCGGCAAGGAACCATGAGAGGTCAGTGTGGGTAAACAGGATCAATGCCAAAATAGATAAATCAAAAGATTCGTGCTCGTCTAATCACCAAGTATTACATAATATAGCTTACTGCATACAATATAATAAAAAAATAGTATGAAAACAACAAATATTGACGGTTTAGATATTTCCCGGTTATGCCTCGGCGGTGGGAAATTTGAGCACCTACCGACAGCACTAGCATACCCATTAATTGAGAGGGCATTGGCTCTTGGAATAAATCTATTCGATAGCCATCATCGATATGGAATCAGTGAAGCAATACTCGGAAATTATTGTGAGAATCCGACCGTTAAGATAATGACTAAGGTTTCAGCTTATAAATATAATGAAAATTTAATGTTGGTCAAAAACAGCTTGCAAACATTACAGCGCATACCAGATATAATGTGGATATCCGACCTGGACGATAAACAATTATACAATACCGGTGATAAATTATATCATGAACTTTTAGAAACTAAAATGTTCCCACGGCTTGGCATTACAACTGAGTCAGCAGGAATGGGGTTTATGTTTTTAAAACAACACCCGGAATGTAAGTTTTTCATGATACCGTATCATCCAAAATCAAGCCCTGAAATGAAAGATTTTGCATTAGAATTAAAGAGGCAGGATAAATATGTATTTGCAATAAAGCCATTTAATGATGGTCTTTCTTTTATGGCGAAGCCTTGTCATGTTGCAAGTGTAATTACCAACACCTTCCACATGATTATCAATGAAATAAATCCGGATGTAATATGTTTTGGCACAAAGAACATTGCTCACTGCGAGGAAACTATTAAGTTGTTTAACGATATAACAGGACGGATGGGAAACAATGGCTGTTAATTTAAATAAAGAGATATCAAAGATTGCTGCATATTTAGGAGATCAATCGCAGAAACAAATGGGTATTCCTGGAAATCCTCTTTGGACACGAGATTTTTTATTAGAAGTTGCGAAGGGGAATATACCGGGACATTCTGTGGTGCATAAGTTTGGACGTAACCCTAATATACCGAATGCAGTTGGTACATTTGAAACCATATGGAATGGTGGTGGGGTTTATACAGGGCATAATGCGGTAGCGGCAGAAATATTAGAAGTCTTTAGTAGCAGTGGGAATGATATCGGGACATTAGTATCAAGCGGCACGGCAACGGGTGGAAGCACTACAACCATGGAAGATACAGGAGCCACTTTTTCAAGTGATGGAGTGGCGGCTGGCGATGTTTTAATAAATGACACTCAGTCCGATCATGGGATAATAGTATCTGTCACTGAAACAATAATCACGGTGTGGAGATTTGAAGGAAGCACTGCTATTGCAGTAAATGATGCTTATAGGGTCGCCACTAAAGCCTCTACGGGAACGCCAGTTATCAAATTGAGGCATCTTCTTAATTCTTCCTATGTAGATGTAGGGGGTGAATACATAATAACTAATGGGGTAACAGGGGTTGATACTGTTGGTGCTTATTTGAGAATGTCTAGAGCGAGATGTCATGGTGGGGACAATGTTGGAGAGATTACATGTCGGCAGAAAACAACCACGGCAAATATCATGATGGCATTGCCTATCGGTTATAACTCCACAATGATTTGCGCAGATACAATTCCTGCAGGAAAAACAGGGCATTTTATTACATGGTTCGGTTCTCTGTCTGGCAAGGTAAACGCAAATTGCAGCTTAAGATTAAAAGTCAGGCCAGTTGGGGATGTTTTTCAGGTACAGGAGGAGGCATCCGTTATGTCTTCAGGTAATAGCGCCTTGCCAAGAGTGTATCCAATTCCAAAGGGAGGTTTCAAAGAAATGAATGATATAACAATAGAGGCTGATTCAGATACGAACAGCACTGGAATTGCTGCAGGATGGGCAATGTTGTATGTAGACAATTGAAAAGGAGAACAATGAAAAAGATAATGCTAGTGCTTGTAAAAGACATGGGCGATGTAATCCTTAATAATCCACTCGCACGTAATATTAAAGAACATCATGGAGAAGATACAGAAATCACGTTATTTACAAACACGTGCTACTTGGAACTCGTTGGATATAATCCTGATTTCCATAAAATAGAAGTATGCGAGAATTGGTTGACTCAATGGGATCTGATATTACAACATGCGATCAAAGGCGGTTATGACAAGGTTATGATTCCTCAGCAGATCAAGTGGGAGGATGGTATCTGGCACCAGCTTGATTATTTGAGGCATAATCATTTGCTCAATTATTATCAATTAAGATGCGGATTGCCGGTAAAGAAAACACCTTTGGTCTTTTATCCTAATCCAAAAATAGGACCCGAAATAATCAATTTTAAATATGCGGTAATTCACTGTCAGACGCGGAATCCAGATAAAGACTTTAAAGATTGGTATACGTTGAATCAATTATTGACAGACGCCGGATACACAATCTACCAGGTTGGTGGCGATAAAGATTTGCAGATGGTTGATGATGACCATATATTTAAAGGGAGTTTTACTGAAATATGGCATTTGATGAATAATGCTGATATGTTTATCGGGCTTGATTCTGGATTAACTTCTTTGGCCGCAACTACCGGATCACAGGTATTTCAATTATGTGGTTGTACAATACCAAAAACTTCCGGAGGATATGGCGATAATGTTTATCATATCGTGTCTGAGCCGTGCCCAACGTGTCGGCCTATTAGGTGCCATGCTCATTGTAAATCAAAGCCAACATGTATTGAGAGGCTTGATGTTGACCGGGTGTGGCGTTTGATAAAGAGGCAAATGAAGATTGTTGAGTTCCATGGTGATACTTCTCATAATGTAGAAATAGAATTACAAACAGCCTCGGATTTGGAATAACAATAGTAACTAATTAGGGAAATGAGCAAAAAGTTGAATAAGATTTTATTTATAACAAAGCGATTTGTTATCGAACCCCTTGGAATTGGGTACCTATCTGCCGGTTTAAAGCAAAAAGGCTTTGAAGTCGATTTGTTGCAGATCGATAAAGACACTGATTATATTGGATATGTAAAAACTCATACTCCGAATATAATTTGTTATCAGATTTGGACAGGCGGTCAGAAGTGTTTTTATGATATTAACAAATGCCTTAAGCAAAACTACCGTTTTATTTCAATCTTTGGTGGTGCCCATGCCACATTCTGCACGGATGATGTTATGAGCCAACCGCATATTGATTATGTTATTAAGGGCGAAGGTGATTATGCGCTGCCTGAATTGTGTGAACACTTGAGGAATGAGGATGTTTTTTCTCTGGGTATAGAATATGTAAGCTGTAATAAGGCAGGATTGGTTAATGCTAAATTACCACCACAAAAGCTAGATGAATTGCCAGATCCAGACAGAGATATTTTATATAAATATGAACACAATAAAAATAATCCTATTAGGTCGATTAGTTCAAGCCGTGGGTGTCCATTTGCGTGTACGTTCTGTTTTAATTCACAATTTAATGAGATATTCGATGGCAAAAGACTGAGGCAACGGGAAATATGGAGAGTCATAAATGAGGCGACAAAGATAAAAGAAGATTATCCGGAAACCAAATTTTTCTTTTTCCAGGATGATGAAATGGGTGCAAGCAAAAAGAATCTTGAAATATTAGCAGACTTTTGGCCTTTCCACGTAGGCGTTCCATTTCACGTACAAATGAGAATAGAATATATTGATTATGATAGAATAAGACTATTACAAAAGGCTGGGTGTAACTCAATAACATTTGCTCTTGAATCCGCAGACGGTAAAGTCAGAAAAGAAATACTTGGCAAAAAGTTTTCACAGGAAAAAGTAGATAAAGCTATAGATATACTCCATGAACTAAAAATGCCTTTTCGCATGGAAAATATGATCGGTATTCCGTTTTGTAATACCATTGAGGACATGTGGAACACTTTTGAGTTCAATAAAAAATCCAAAACCGGGCTCAGTTGGGCATCGCTTTGTCAGCCGTATCCATCAACGGAACTTGGCAATAGATGTATCAAGTCAGGGGTATTTGACGGAGATATATCGACAATACCAGATGCATTTTTTGGCAAGACTGTCTTGCTATTTGATAAGAAAACAGCAAGGAAGCTTGAGAATATGCAGCGTTTATTCACTTTATTGGTTGGATTAAAAGTGCCGAAGTGGATGGCAAGTATCCTGTTGCTACTGCCGTTTGATCGTCTATATGAGCGTGTTGGAAAATTATACAAAGAACATTTATTCAAAAGGTTATATAAATTATGAGTGATTCAAAGCCAAATAAAATGTTGACTGAGAAAGAGGAATCTGGTTTGATAATAAAAATCAGAGAAAATGAAGTAGTAAGTATCTTGTGCACTGGTCTCGAAGAAGAAAACGAATTTCTAGGCAATATAAAAATGGTTGTCAATTCAGAGCTAAAGCGTATAGCGTATTCCGGTGGGCATATTAAAAGAAGGGAATGGCTTGAACTTGATATATCGGCGCAGAAGTTAATGGGACTATTCTGCCGAATTTTACGCAAAGACAACGAACTGACAAAGAAACTCAGAAAGATCATAAAAACCGTTATGGCAGAAAACGACATAAAGGAATCAATAAAGAAATAGAATTTTAATTTAATAATGGAGGTTTATTATGAGGAAGTATAAATAATGGCAGTTACATTGGCCAGTACTGGTTATGTGGGGCTTCGCACTGAAGGGAGTTTCGGTTCAGGAGGGACGGTAGATACGTTCCAGCCTATTATATCTGAGAGTCTTATTCACCAGAAAGACTATTTCTATCCGCAGGTAATACAAAACAGTAGACAGCAGCAGGGAGGCAGGCTGATGAGAGAACTTGTTACCGGTGGTATCAGTTTTTATGTCACTCCTAACAATACAGAAAAATGGTGGCAAGCCGCGCTCGGCAATGCATCAAGTCCTTATTCTGCAAAAGGCCAGGCAACTATAGGATCAGTGGTTGTCCATGTTGATAGGGGAGTTGGTGACTTATATACCAGCGGCGATAAAATATCCAGCATGGACTTTAGTTCCAATAGTAGCGAAGGATTAGTTTGTAACGTTGCTATTGAGGGCAAGGGTGGAAATGATGCGTCTATTGGCGCACCGTCTTTTAATTCTGGTGATGATCCATACATGCATTCTGAAGCCACATTTGAAATTGGTGGTGCTCAAGATGACGAAATAACAGCCTTTACGCTATCACTAAACAATAACCTGATTACTGATCTATGGACAGGAGCGTCTTTAACAAGGCGAGAAATACCAGCAACGAGTTTGCTTGTTACCGGGACTTTCACCAGGCTCTTTACAGATACAACCGCACGCGCGTTGTTCTTAGCAAATACGCAGACATCGTTTAAAGTCACATTTGCCAGAAACTCAAATACATTTATACTTGAGTGTGCAAAGATAAACATGGAACAGAATGATGCGCCATTGTCTGGATTCAGTGCTATCGTCAATGAAACTATACCGTTTACAGCACAAGTTGATGATAGTGCGAGTGATGATGCAATCAAAATAACAGTGACATAATTAAGTGCTTGGCTTGCAGGGTAGGAACCTGCAGGTCAGGATAAACCCAATAAGGAGATCTTATGAAGCAGATGTTCGATAATAAAGAAACGTATGATTTTGTAGTAGATTGTGGTTTAGGTGAAAAGAATCCGGTTTTCGAATTGTCAAAACTCACTCAATGGGAATTTGACCAGATAGAAGACAACAGTACTATTACGACAACAGACTCAAAAAGTAAAAAGAGTTTTGTTAAGTATCTCGGCGGAAAGGTTAGGTCTTTAAAATTTGACTATGCTCTCAAGGACTGGCGGAATGTTGTTGACAAAGACAACAAGACTATAAAATTTAACAGTGATAATAAGAAGAAACTTGCCAACTGGATAAGGATTAAAATTGTTGAGAAAATAGATGAAGACAATGAATTAAATGAACCCGAATCGGAGGCAAAAGACAAAGAAAAAAAATAATTACGGCAGTCGAATTATTTCTAACCAATACAAATTCTGACGCAGTATGTGAGAAACTTGGTTGGAAAAAGCTTCCTGCCGTATTACAAACATATCTATTTTGCAATCCTTCACTTGATACAAAGCTTAGGTGTCTGCCAAGAGACGGCGGTTATTACGATCAATATTATGTTGACGTGAAATGGTTCAGAGCGATTGAAGCTCAAATTATTTCACATACTAACCGTAAAAACGACAAATAACATGGCAGAGCGTAAAGTTGAAATTACTGTTAAGGCAAAAGCGGCAACTAAGGCCGCCGTAAAAGCGGTTCAAGGCCAGCTTCGCGCACTTCAAAGAATCTCCTCTTCTGTTGTATCAAAAATGAATACCGCTTTCAAGGGGGTAAAAACCACCATATCATCTATGGGGAAAGTTGCGGTTACAGTTGCACGGACTATTAAACAAAATTTCCTTGCAGTTGCCGTAGCTATTACCGGCATCGTATTAACTATCAAAAAAGGCATTGATAGCATTTCTGAAGGTGCAAAGATCCGGGAGCAAACAATTGCATTTCAGAGTTTGGCAAAAAGTTTCGGATCTGATGGCAATAAAATCATTTCAAGCTTGAAAAAGGTTAGTGATGGCACGGTCAGCACGATGGAGCTTATTGGAAGTGCGAGTCGTGCCATGCTATTAGGAATTGCGCCTGATAAAATAACAAAACTAATGGAAATTGCCCGATCTGCATCAAAGGCGACTGGTGACACGGTGGCGAAATCTTTTGAAGATATTTCTATTGGTATTGGTCGTCAATCAAAGTTGATACTCGATAATTTAGGTATAATTATAAAAGTTGAACAGGCAAATGAAGTATATGCCGCAACGCTGGGCAAAACGGCAAGCCAGTTAACCGATGTGGAAAAGAGAACTGCCTTTTTAAATGCAACATTGGCTGCAGGTGAAAACATTATAAGTCGAGTTTCGTTGCAATCGAATAGTACCGCAGATGCAATTGCAAAATTAAGTGCAATTACCAAAGAAGCAAATGATAAGTTTAAGGCAATGGTCGCCCAATCGTCCTCAATGAATTCCTTTTTAAATACACTTGTCGAAGGGTTTGATTCAATAAAAGGCAGTGTGGGATTAAGTCAAGACACGCTTGATACATTTATAAAAAATGGAATAGAGAAATTTATAAAAGTAGTTGCAATAGCGGCGAAAACAGGAGTTGTATGGAAGGCTATATTAAGCGCACAGATTGTTGTTTGGAGAAGTATTGGCAGGATGATAGCATGGGTAATTGGAAAGATAAAAGCCTTCTTAGGTATTCTTGGAAAAATCCCATTAGTTAGTAAGGCCTTTAAAGGCCTTGGCGATGGTATTGATAAGGTTGGCGATTCAATACCTGTATTAGGTGAAGTTGTAGATTCATTCAAACAAATTCCAGCAGATATACAAAAGGTAAATGATTTAGTTGATAAGTTTGGAGAGAAATATGATGAAAATATAAAAAAAGCAAAAGATAACACGGAAAAGCTTAATAAGAAAATTGATGAAATGGCACCTATTATTGAAAAAGCGGGAGCGGTTGCAGTTGAGATGTCAAAAGATCAAAAAAAGGCATTAAAAGAAACTCAAAAAGCTTATGAAGACACAGCGTTAAAGATAGAATCCACTTTTTCCAACATTCTATTTGCCAGACTGACAAAAAGGGGCGTGGATTTCCGGGATACAATGATAAATATATTTCGGGATATTGGGGATTCTATTATCAGACTTTCCACAGATGCAGTGGCACGGTCGGTTTTAAATTTTGCTGGAATTAGTAGCGTTGGAGGATTCGGGGGCAATCAAGTTGTTGCTGGAAACAGAATAGTACAAACAACTGCTGGGGGATTGGCAAGTGGTGCGGGTATCGGTGGTATCGCACAGGGCGGTAGATCTCCGGTTAGTGCGAGTAGTGCGGTTTCTGCCGTAGGTGCTGGCAAAAGCTTGTCCTCATCGGTTGGGTTAAAAAGTGCCGCGTCTATTGCATTGGCTGCAGGCCAAGGGACATTAAGCCCGGGTGGGTTGTCTAGCCCGTCAAGCTTGATCAGACTTGGCGGTGCCCGTCTGGGATTGGCGGCAAGAACTGCATTCGGAGGAACGGGAAAGCTTGCGGGCGGATTTGCCAAGGTTTTTGGACGTGCAGGCACAAGGGCTATTGGTGGTGGACTTGGCCTCGCTGGTGGTATTGGTTCTTTTGCGGGCGGATTTGCTCCAGGACTATTGGGGTTTCAAGAGAACCGTGGATCTAGTATCGGGAGTTCAATTGGCGGTATTGGTGGTTCTATTGCGGGCTCCGCCTTGGCTGGGCCTATTGGGGCGGCAGCAGGAGGATTCATTGGATCTGCTTTAGGCGGCATTGGTGGATCTTTATTCGGAGGAAAAAAAAGCAGACCGGGATTGCCATTTGGAGCGACTTCATTCAGAGGTTTTGGGGCAATTGCGAATCCACTCTCAGCACAGGCCAAAGGGGCCGCCGGTGGAGTTTTGGGACGTGCCGGCGCATTGGGTATCGAAGAAAATTTCCCTCAATTATCCGGAGCTTTATCTGCTATTCAGGCAATACCATCTAGTCCACAGGATTTAGCTAGTAAGATAGGTGCTCTTCAATCCGCGACTGCCGATGCGGAAAAACTACTAGACACAATCGAGACAACATTGACAGGTGCTGTGACTTCTGCGATTGGAGAAGGGTTTAAACAGTCAACTGCTACTGCAGGCTTTGATGTATTTAAAGATGTGTTAAATAACTCAATATTTGATAGTATAATACAGGCGGTAACAGCCAGCTTGGGCAATACGACTGTTTTAAAATCAATCATGGCGAAGACCGTGGCTCCGATAACAGAGTTTTTGAGTAAGCAAGGTGATGTTTTTGATGCCGCAGGCTTTAAATCTTTGACAAAAGAGATTGCCGTCTCACCAGATTTCGCCAAGGCCTCGGACTTATTTACCAGTGTTTTTGAGGGATTGGATACTTTATCCAAAGGCTTTTCTCCGGATTCTCAAATGTCTGCGGCGCAGGCAATTAGAATACCTAAGCTCGCGCAAGGCGGCGAAATTACAAGATCAGGATTAGCATTTGTTGATAAGGGTGAAAGGTTCAGCGGTGTTAATTTGTCAAGACTTGATTTTCAAGGTGATAGAAGTTCCGGGATTACACTGAATTTAAATGGAGCTATTAATTTGTCCAGTGATCAAAACATTAAGGTCGTGGGCCAGAAATTAGGCAATGAAATAAACTTGACACTAAATAAACCAATACAATTTAGCAGTTTAAAATGACAGAAATAATACAAACCATATCTGGCGCTACAGAGGAAAGTACTGTGAAATCAGGGCTTACTACTCCGCTACCTGCTGAGTCTGCCTTTGGCTATGCCTTTGTTGGTATCGATAGTGGGGTTGAACGTTCTATTGAAGGCACGAACTGGACTTCTGAGTCAGGTATAACGGGAACAGTAACAGCTCTTAAATTACACACAGATGGCTTTCTGTACGCTGGAACTGATGGTGGTAGGTTATATCGCAAGAATACGTTTGATGGGGCGTGGGCTCAAGTAGGAAGCGCACAATCCACCAGATTCCACCAGATAGCTAGTAAAAGCGGCGATGATATCTTTATTGCTGCAGAAGATGGTGACATTTACACTTCTGATGGGAGTACTTTAACGTCAGACCATACTACGGGTGAAACTTCTGTCAAAGGCATTGCTGCATGGGATGGAAAAATATATGCTTCGACAACGGGGGCTAAGATCTTTGCAAAGGACGATTCATGGTGGCAACAATCAATTTTATCAGGAGACAGCATAGGTTATATCTGGAGGTTGTTAGAGGCACATGGCAAGCTTACAGGCATTGCAGATAATGGGTTTCATTACAAGCACGATGGATTGAAATGGGAAAAAAATAAAATAAGCGATGGTATTATGCAGGCTCATACCGTGTATCTTGATACAGAAGTCGCTACAAATATCAGTGGTGATATGTTTTTTCTTGAAAACAGACGATGGAATAAAAAACATACATTCTCGCCAATTGTAGGGCTCGGAACCCATAAAGGACGATTAATCACAGTTGTTTCCGGGGATGACTTAATTAAAAGCGTGAACTTTGTACGATTAATTGAAGACGGCGACACGTGGGTAGAAGGCTCTCCAAATAAAATAGGAATTCTGGATAACTTGAAAAGGGATGGCGCCATAAGCGAAGAGCGTAATTATAAAGCCGTTAGCCAGACAACAATATCATCCACTGTGACAAAGGGGTCTTTTGATGGCATCGACACCAGGATCCAATTTATACAACAGGCCACAGAACGCAAAGAATTCAAAATATGGTTCGGTGAAGATAGATTTATGTTTAGTCGAAAAAACAATCTATCACGAACCCCACTCAGCCCTGGAGTAATACAGTCATATAATCTAAATATTATCCATGATGATCCATACAAATATTCTAATCAATATAAATTTAAACACCTTGAATTGGCGTGGACTGATGAAGCTGTAGGAATATCTCAAACCAGTGGTGATACAGATGTTGAGTTTGGCACGACGACAAAGAACGCTTTGAAGCAAAGGTTTATCGCAACAAACAGTACAATTAGTAAGATAATTATTAAATCTGGAGCGAATACCGGAGTTCCTTCCGGAGATGTCGTTTGTACTATCAGGGATATAAACAATAATGTCAAGGATACCGTTACTGTGGCGAGTGGTGACTGGGCGGTTTCGTCTGAAATAGATTTAAATTTTCAGTTCGCTCCTATACAAATTGGCCTTGAATATGGTCTTATGTTTAGCGGAGATCAAGCCTTTGATGATAGTAATTACCGGTCAATTAGATCTGCAACGCTATCGAATCAATATCAGGGTGGTCAATACGAACATACTTCCGGCGATGTCATTACCAAGAACATTAGCGGCGATATATTCTTTAAAGTAAATCATTGCACAAAATCAATTACCCTTAATAATGCTGGCAACGCCTTTGCGCGACCACGTATATTTATGATTGCTGATTCCGGGGATTTAATTGATACGAGAATTATTAATACTGAACCAGAGGGAAGAACCTCATTCTTTAGATTCTCCAAGAATTTAGTACAGACCGGAACAATATTGTTTGATTCCATGACAAGGCAAATTTCTGGCGCTGGTAGGGATTATGCAAACTTTTTCACTGGTGATTTTATAGAGATGCCAAAAGGTGATAATACTTTCGAAGTGCAAAGCGCACCAGGGCGATATCAATTTGAATACAGAGACACGTATTTATAATGTCGAAATATAAAACCGTAAAATATGGACAGGCAAAATATGGTGGCGAGAAACGTCCTTTTAACATAAGAATAATTCTACGTGATAAGAACAACAGCAGTACGATACTCGTGGATTCAAAGGCCGTATTTCATGAATTGGCGGATCCATATAAATACAAACAGCGCAAATATGGTCAAGCCACATATTCTGGAAAGAACCGTCAGCCGGTATTGCTTGATGTAAGGTGGGAATATAATAGAATCGGAGGTTGTGGCAGTGCCAGTATGTCTCTTGCCCTACCTTATCAGTCGGTTGATGTAATAGAAGAAGGGACAGAGATCCAGATAGACGTGATTCGGAATAGTGGTGAATTGTATGAAACTTGGTATCGTGGAGAGGTGGCCAATAGATCACAAAAGCTAGGTCTGGCAAGTACAGTTTCATTGCAGGTTCAGGGGTTTGTAATGCAGCTTGAAAGGGTAAGGCTTGACAATATAACATTCACAGACTCTAATACAGACTCGATAGTTGCGTTTATCATCGATAATTATGTAGCACCTGATACGCAAATAAAAAGAACACCGTCAAAGGGGCTAGTCAGGGCTGAGGGGTTTGTCGTTGATTCCATAACTTTTAATGGATCTGCAATGTCTGCGATTCGGTCATTGTCGGAAATATCCGGAAACGCCGAGTGGGGCGTAAATAATGAAAAGGAAATATTCTTTGTTGTACGGTCTAATGATGTAAAAAATGCTTTTGTTGCAGACGAACTCCATGCTTTAAATGAAGTGAGTGATTTTAGCGGTATAATAAATGAGTATAAGTTATTCGGCGCAGGATCATATGTCCGAACAAAAACAGATCTGGCGAGTCAAGATAGTTTCGGCAAACGAAATGCGATATTGCAACAAAGCGCAATCTCTACGGATGATACGGCTGATCAATATATAGATGGATATTTAACCGATTCTAAGGAGCCGCTAACGACTGTAAATGCAATTATATCTAATGTTAGAAAACAAGTAGAAACTCTTCCTCCGCAGGGGGCTATTTTGTTTGCATTGCTAGGTTCGTCGCCTTTTGTAACTTCTAAATATCAGATGGAAAGAATAAATTATGCACTGTCAAATGGAGATGGTTTGACGGTAAATATAGTTGGCGGTAAGATCAGAGAGGATATATCTGAAACAATTGGATACTTAAATAATAGACTAAATCAAATTGTAGATACTTAAGGAGTGAGAGATGGCATCACAATACCCTACTGGCAAAAAAGACTTTAAGCCTCCTGTTGACCATGAGGATGACATAGAGGCGGCAGATATAATTACATTGCAAGAAGAGAACAGGGCAATACAAGATTTCCTTGGAACGGTTTCGAAGGTTCAGAATATTGGTCTGGCAAAAATGCTGTTAAATTTCAGGCAGGCAGTAGCAATTAACGTAACCGCTGGTGATACGGTGCAAATTCCAGCGCAGGAAATGATGATTGACCAGCGAGCGGTAAGGAATACTGCGGATATATCACTTGATTTAAATGGAAATATTGACGGAAGTGGAAGTTCTGCGATTTCTACAACGTATTATGTGTATGCCGTTGATGACAATGTGCCTGGTGGAACATTTAGCATGTCATTCCGGACGTCAAATGCTGATAATTTTACCGGAGAGAGAATGTTGGGATCTGTGCTGACTGCAACAACCGGAAGCCCACCAGACATTGACAGTATCACCGATGATGATATCGCCACTTCTACAAATCAAAAGCTGGTTAAGGCGTGGTGCTCTTTTGATGGTACCGGAACTCCTGCTTATAATGATAGCTTTAACTTTTCTGGAACAATAACTGATGGAGGAGTTGGTATATGGACATTGACAATCGATACTGATTTTGCAAATGCGAACTATGCTGCTGTTATTACTGGCGGATACGATACTGTTGCACAGATGACGTATTCCAGCAAGGCAGCAGGAAGTATAATAATAAAGGGTGTAGACGCTAACCAGAACAACCCCCTTGACGTTGCTGACGTTAGTGTTATTTTAATAGGGGATCAGTAAAGGAGGTCGTTTATGGGGTTGTGTAGAGTTTGGTTTATGACTGATAGAAAGATTCAAGTTTCATATCCAGATGCAAGGATTAAGTTTAAGCCTCCGCATTTGACATTAATTGAGTGGGCAAATGAGCAGTTTGATGAGTTACCAAAAAGGGCCCCTCAGTTCCAGGGGTTAGATTATACTGATATGGACACGTCTGAGTTGCCTCAAAACAAAGCCGATAGAGATAGATGGAGGGGTGACAAGGGCACCGGAATTAAGATTGATAAAAACGTTGTATTGAGACAGGATTTGTGGAGTGCCTTAGACAAGGAGCTTGGCAAGCCGGAGCCTGATACAATTAACGTGCTGAGGATTCAGCGTAAACTTAACAAACAAGAGCATGATTAGAAAGGAGTGAGTATGGATTTAGCAACGATTATAGAAATCGGAGTGGCACTGGGCGGCCTCGCCTCTTGTGCGTATGCGTATATTAGAAATATGGCAGGAAAAACGAAGGCAGAGCGCGTAGACTTATTGGCAAAGCTGGCGTTTGCGTCTGTCCGGGAAGCAAAAGACGTTGTGACTGGAGAAAAAAAAGGTGTAGAAAAGTACATACATGCTATTAATTCTATGAAAAAGGTGGTTAAGGCTACAGAGGCGGAATATGAAAGCAATGTCCGGATGGCGTATCAGGTAATGAAAACAAACGGTGGGTAATAAGGCTGGGACTGGCAATGGGTTAATGCCAGCCCCTGTGGAAAGAATGGAAAAAAGTAAACCTATAATATCAAGTTCGCGAAATTAGTCAATTCTTTTTTAGGATATCCTTAAAATCTTCAAACCATACTATATATAGTATGCAATCTCTCTCTATGTCCTACTCTTAATAAATATAGTTTAATTATTTATATATTTTTATTTGACATAGCATAATGATTATGTTAAAGTATGTTCATGATTAAGAAAGATTATAACCTTTTGAGTGGAGACGAGAAAATGTATCATTTGCAATATAAAGTCAATACGGCCAGTACCTCACTGGCTTGCCCTAATATCCTATCTGAGGGTTACCTAGGGGAGGTAACACATGGCAACTAATACCAAGCCTAACAAGAAACCTGCCAAAAGAGCTAATTCAAAAAAGAACTTT